CGCCGGTGGCGTCGGTCGCCAATGTGGATGAACCACCGGCGCCGCCCTCGTCATCGGCGTCGGCGCATAAGTGATCGATGGCCTCGCTCGCCGCCTTGTCGAATGAGGTGATGGGGTGGCTCAATCGCCGCGATGTCGAAAATCTGATTCCCGGCTGGATTTCCATGGTGGAAACCGACATCGCGGAAAACCTGCGCGCGCGCTGCATGGTGGCGCGCGCGACGCAGGCGGTGGATGCGAATTTCATCACCTTGCCGGCCTCATTCTGTTCGATGGAGAGCATCCGCGACGCCGCCACCGGCGAGATGCTGTCGTTGGAGGATGAATGGACCGGCCCGCTCGGCGGCAGCAATCAGAACTGCCCGGTGACGGCGTATCGGCTGGTCGCCGACTGCATCGAATTTCTGCCGCACCCGTTCGTGCCTGATCCGCCGGATCCGACCTGGCAGCCGCAGATCGTCAACATGAACTGGTTCGCCAGCCCCGCGCCGCTGATCAATCCGCAGGATACCAACGTGGTGCTGGAAAAACTCTATTCGGTCTATCTGTTCGGTACCTGCAAATATGGCGCGATGTATGAACTTGACGACGCGCGCGCGACCCAGATGGAAGGCGCGTTCGGTCAGGCGGTGACGCGAGCGAATCTGTGGAAGCAGCTTTCCGACTATTCCGGCGCGCCGCTGCGCGCTGTGGTGCGTGGTTTCTGATGCTGGCGCTGTATTATCTGGCGCTCTGTATCACGCCGACGACGTTCGGCGCGCTCGGCACCGAGGTGGGCGCGCCTGGCTACGCCCGCGAGGCGTGTGAATTGTGGTTCGATCCAACGAGCCCAAGCAGCGCCGTCAATCTCGCAACGATGGCGTTCGCGCCGGCCGGCGGCTTCGGCTGGGGGCCGGTCGGCTGGGCAGAGTTGTGGGATCAGCCGAGTGGCGGCACGCGGTTCTGCCCGTTGACCCTGGTTGATCCGGCCGACGGCGTGACGCCACGAGTGACGCAGGTGGCGGCCGGCGATGTGGTGCGGATCAGCGCCGGTGGCCTGACGATCGGCCCGCAGCCGACGCCGTTCGGCACCGGGCGGTTTGGGGTTGGCCGTTATGGCACGGCGCCGACGGGCGTTGCGGTGATGAGCAAGACATTCGATGCCAGTCTGACGCACCCGTGCGAAATCGGCGCGTGGGAACCGGCGGCGATCCTGGCTGCGATCGGCATATGGCAGCCGGTGACGCTATGAGCGATTTCACCGTCACGCCGAATTTTGGGTTCTATAAGCCGACTTATAATGGCGATGAGGAACAGTGGGGCAGCCACCTTAATGACAACGCTGATGCGCTGGACACGCTGATCGCGCGGTATCTGCCGCTGACCGGAGGCACGCTGACGGGGCAGCTTGGCCTGGCCGCGGATCCGGTGACGCCGTTGCAGGCCGCGACGAAGCGGTATGTTGACAGCATTGGTGCGACTGGCGGTCCGTCCGCCACGCTGCCGGCGATGGACGGCGCGGCGTCCGCCGGCAGCAGTGCCGCATGGTCGCGCGGCGATCATGTGCATCCAACGGACACGAGCCGGTATGCGGCATCGAACCCGAGTGGCTATGTCACGGCGGCGGGTGCGGCCACCGCAGCGCCGGTGCAGAGCGTGGCGACGCGCACCGGCGCGGTGACGCTGACGCATGGCGATATCACCGACTGGACTACGGCGCTGGCGCCTTATGCGCCGCTGGCATCCCCGGTGTTGACCGGCGATCCGCAGGCACCAACGCCCGTGCCGGGCGACAACGACACGTCGGTTGCGACCACCGCGTTCGTCCAGGCGGCCACCGCGACGGCGTTGCACGATGTCGGGCGCAACCTGCTCCACAATTCGCTGTTCAATGTACAGCAGCGTGGGGCGGGGCCGTGGACCGTCGCAGGTGCATACACGGCTGATCGTTGGAAGCTCGACGTCAATCTGGACACCATAAATTGGACCGCCATTAGTTTAGGCGACACTGATCGGACGCAGATTGGCGACCAAGCGGCAGTTAAGAGCATCCATAATACATTCACTGGTAATGCGGGAGGTGCTGCCTACAACCTGATCCTTCAGCCGATCGAGAGCGTATATCGTCTGGCGGGCAAGACAGTTACGGTGTCCTTCTGGGCACAGGCGGCGAGCGGAACTCCCAAGCTTGGCATTTCGGTGGACCAGATATTCGGCACGGGCACCAATTCGCCGTCCGGGCCAGTGTATAGCAATGGGCAGAGTGTAACGCTAAGCACAACATGGACTCGCTACAGCGCGACATTCACATTGCCAAGTGCTGCATCCAAGGTTATCGGAAACGACGGCAACGACTATACGCAACTGGTTCTCTGGTTTTCATCAGGGACCAGCACCGCGACACGAGCGGGTAGCATTGGCGTGCAGTCAGGCGCTGTCGCATTGTGGGGCGTGCAGCTTGAAGTCGGCAATGTCGCAACGCCGCTGGAAAAGCCTGATCCGCAACAAGATTGGGCAAAGTGCCAGCGGTTCTACCAAGTGCTGCAAGGCATGGTGGTCTTTGGTTACGTCAATAGTTCCACGACGCTTTATGCGGGCACGTCGATTGCTCAGATGCGTGCAGTGCCGGCACAGGTTGCGACGAATATCGTCTACACCAATGCCAACAACCTGGGGATCACCATGACATCCAACTACATCGTCGTAACCGTTGTCGGGATCGCCGTCGGTATGGTGTACGCTTCCGCGACCTTCGCACTGAGCGCAGACTTTTGAGGACACCATGGCCGCAGCATACCAACTGGTCGCAACCCTCCCCGGCATGACGCAGACTGTGCAGCGCATGTCGGATGGTGCGTTCATCCCATTCGATCCAGCGAACCGCGATTATCAGGAATATCTGGCGTGGCGCGCGGAAGGCAACGAACCTGATCCGGCTGCATTTCCTGCCTCACCATTGGAGGATTGAGCGATGCCGACATTCGCCGGGCAAATGACGCAAACCCCGCCGGGCAATCCGCAGTGGCGTGCCTGCGATGGCAGTCACCTGCAAGGCTACGTCGCACCAAAGGCGCCGCAGACCAATCGCCCGCACGCCGGTGTGTCCACTGGTGGCTATAGCGATTACCTGCGCAACGTTGGCGGCTTCGCCGGCCGGCGTGGCATCGGCGCGCACCGGCTGCGGCTGCCCTACGACAAGGCGGGCACCTGGTATATCTCGGTCGCCGACGACAATTCGGAAACCAGCATCCCGGGCGCGCCGACGCCGCAGCATCCGCCACCTGGCGTCAGGTAGGCGGGGCGCGATCAATGGCCGACAGCAACACGACATATTTCGGGTTGGTGAAACCGGAGGTCGGCGCCTCGCGCGACACCTGGGGCGCCAAGTGGAATGACAACCTCGATGCCATCGATGCCCTGCTGGCGGGCGCCACGCCGATCGGTGCGCTGCTGGATTTTTCCGGTGCGACCGCGCCCTCCGGGTGGCTGCTGGCGGACGGCACGCTGTATGCGGTTGCGCTCTATCCCAAGCTGTTCGCGGTGATCGGCACAACCTATGGCGGCGATGGCGCGAGCAATTTCGCCGTGCCGGACACACGCGCGCGCGCGGTGGTCGGCGTCGGCGCCGCCACTGATGCGATCGGCCAGGCGCTCTATTATAGCATCGGCCAAAAGGGCGGCGCCAACGGCGCGTACATCCAGCGGACCCACCTGCCGAACTATGTGCTTCCTGAGTCGAATGACGGGTCGCACGCGCATACCGGCTACACCGACGCGCAAGGCAGTCACCAACACGGCGGCGCGACCGATCAGCAAGGCACCCACGGGCACATTGTTGTCGGACCCAAAATCGGAGCGGGTTGGTTTATTGCGGGTGGCTCGGCCACGCAGATCAGCGACAACCAGAGCTACCCGACCGATCAGCAGGGCGCCCACAATCACAACATCGCCACCGATGCGCAGGGCAGCCACACACACAACGTCACCACCTATTCCGGCGGCGGTCACGACCATCAGGTGACGCTCGGTGGCAGCGGTCAGCCGCTGACCGTCGTTACGATGTATCTGGCCGTCACAAAAATCATCTATTGCGGGCCGCCGGGCGGCAGCGTGCGGTCGCTGGCCGCGCCAGCGCAGGGCCGCTTCCTCGCCGCGCCGATGCGCGGTTCTCACTGATGCCGCGGCCGATCATTTTCCCTAGGCCCGGCATCTATCGCGGTGCCACGCCGAATGTGTCGGCGGGGCGGTGGTTCGACGCCAGCATGATGCGCTGGCGCGGCGGCCAGGCGCAGCCGATCGGCGGCAATGCCGCGATGGACGGCGCGGTGTTCGACGGGCCGCCACGCGATATCAAGACGTGGCACGACAATGCCGGTGGACGCTGGGCGGCGGTCGGCACTGATGCCAGCCTGTTCGCCT